TCTTCGCCCCCTAGCCGGTCGGCAATCGCCGCCTGTTGGGGTTCGACGCGGAAGTGTCCGGCGCGGGCCAGGGCGGGCCCGTCGTGGATGGCGTTAACCGCCTTCGCCCGCAGGTGATCGCTGCGGATCTGTTGTTGCTGGCGGAAGCTTTCCAGGAACGCGGGGGTGTCGGCCGCCCCGCCCTTCGGGGCGAACTTGCCCTTGTCCCGGGGGTGTTCGGATTCATCGAAGGGTCCGCCGAAAAAAGCCTGCTGCCGGCCGCCGGAACCGGCAGACGGCCCGGCCGCCGCCTTCGGCTTCCGGGAAGCCCTACGCCACGAAAAACGGGGGTCCAACGGCTCGACGTGGTTTGAGGCGAAGCCGTCTTCGCCGTCCAGCTTCACCCGGTTCGTCTGCTTGTGGACGCCGCCGGACTCTTCCGTAACCCGGGCCACGGTGCCCAGCCGTCCCCGGGTCGTGTCGTGGAGGGAAACGACGCGCGTACCGTGCGGCAACTGCTGGAAAGCCCGAGACTCTTTTTCGGAACGGTCCGGCTCGGTAAAGAAGTCCGGTTCCTTCCAGACTTCGGCCCGCTGAAGGGCCTTCGCAGCGAGGTCGCCGTGGGCGGACCCTTCGGCCGCCTCCCCGTGCCGGGCGATGTGCTCGGCCACGGAGCCGGCATCCCCCGTTACGTGGCCGGTGGCCGTCTCGATGCGGTACTCGTTCTCGCCCCTGCGGCGGACGTGGAAGCCGCCTACGGTCCCAAGCTCTCCATGAGGGATTTGCTGGAGGGCCGCGGAGTGTTCCGCCACCTTGGCCGCGAACTTGCCGCGGTTGCGGGGGTGTTTGTTTTCATCCCAAAGGCCGGCGAAGCGCGCGGATCCTCGGCCGCCGGCCGTCTGACGGCTGAAAGGCACGTCTTCTAGATCGGGCTTGGGCGAGGTCTTTTTCTTCCGGCCATGACGGCCCGAGGGGGCCAGCCCCTCGTCGGCGTCCCCGCGCCGGGCCTTGCCCTTCGGGCCGGCCGGCGGCTTCGGGGATCGCTTGCCGGCCAAACGCGGGTCGTGCAGGGCGTCGAACGCCTGGGTGTACGCCTGCTGTTCGGAGATCGGCTCGGGATTTCCGGCCGCCAGCATGTCGAAAAGCCGGTCCTCCGGCCGCTCCCGGTCGTGGAAGTGCTCCGGGAACTCCTCGGCAAGCCGCTGACCTAAGTCGTCAAAACCCCGCAAGGCGTCCGAATCAAGGTTCCCTTTGGCGATCCGCTGCTTGAGGTTCACGAGGTTACCGTAGCCCAATGATTCGGACAGCTTCCGGGCCCGTTGCAAGACCTTCGTGTGATCTTCCTTGTACGCCTTGTCGTGGGCCAGGATTTCCGCGGCGAGCTGGTGCAAGTGTTCCGGGGCGATGCCGTCTTTCCGCGCCCGCTTGGCCCAAACGGCACGGTCGTATTCCTTGCTCTGGGCGTTCGCCTTGCGGGTGGACGGGTTTTCCAGATCCTTCGGGGCCGCCTTGCGGTTGGGGTACTTGGCGGCGAGGTCCGGGTAGTCTTTCAGCACCGCCGCGGGGACCGGCTTGCCGCTCTTGAGGGCGTGCCGCACTTCTTCCTTGTGGGCGATCTTCAACCCGTAAGAGCCTTCCCCGTACTCGGCCCGTTTGCCGGTCTGGCGGAGGTGCTTGTCCCATTCGTCCCGGGTCAAGGCGTGCGGGCCCTTGGTGGGACTTTCCTTCAAAGCGTCAATGCTCTTGCCGGTGAGGGACGGGTGGCCTTTGACGATCTGGCCGTTCTTCACGCAAACCGGACTACCGCCGTGGCGTTTGCCGGACTTCTTCCCCTTGCCGCCTTCTTCGCCTTCCCCGTGTTCTTCCCCCTCTTCGCCTCCTTCTTCTCCCTCTTTCGCGCCGATCGTGATCCAGTGACAGTCCCCGTCGCCGCCCTTGTCGAAAGCGGCAAGGCCGCCCGTGTCGGTGTCATGGCACCGACAGCGGGCCCGCTTCGACATGCCGACCGTGCCGTTGTCCCCGCCGTCTGACGTACCACCGTCACCACCTGGGCCAGCATCCCCCGGCGTGTCGCCGTCGCCGCCGGCGTCGCCGCCCTCGGCCCCGGGCTTTCCAGCTTGACCCCGTGGAGAGCCCGGCTCCCCGCCTTCGCCTTCCGGCTTCTGCTCCCGAGCCGGCAGGCCGAGCCGTTCGTCTAGATCCGCCTGCTGCGATTGGTCGAGGTAGCCGCTCGACCAGAGCTGACCGACCGCGGCGGCGTCGCCCTTCCAATCCTGCTGCTCGATCGGCGAGAACGTGGCGAAGGGCGTCAGCCGTTTTGCAACGTCCGGCCCCCAGTTGTAGGCAACCGCGTGGTACAGGAATTCCCTCCGCACGAACCAGCCGAAAGCCCGCTTGTCGGTCTTGGCCGCAAGGCCCATCGTGTCCTGATGAACCTCGGCCGCCGCACGTTGGCCCTTCTGGGTTTGCTCCGTGGCCAAGGTTTGCCCGGTGATCGCCTTGGCGATCTGATCGTCCGCCCATTCCAGGCCCTTGACAAATTGCGAGCCGTCGCCGGGCGGGGTGATCCAGTTGACCTTGGTGCCGGAGGGCACCGCGATCGCGGAACCGCCCGTCATCGAAACCAGTTGGTTCAAGAGCGCCTGCTCCGGCGTCAAAACGGGCGAGGTCGAGGGCGGGTTGCCGAGGTTGCCGAGGGTGTCCCCGGCGTAATTCGCCTGGGCGTTGGGGCCGGTTTCGCCGATCAAGGACGGGGCCGCACACTGGGCCAGGTACTTGAGGTACTGGCCGTAGGCTTGCATCTTGTAAGTCCACGGCGTGTAGCAGGCCCGCAGGATCGACGTACCACGGGGGTCGCCGTCTTTCGGTTGCCACGAGAAAACCGCGAACTTTTCCCGGGGCAGGAGGTTCGGCGCCTCACGGAGATCGCTAAACAGTCCAGAGGCGATGAATAGGGAAGCTTGACCGGGCCGCAGGCCCATCAGCCCGACCACGTTCAAAAAGGCGTCCGTAACGAACGCGGTCGCCTTCCGCGGCTTGACCTTCACCTTGGCCAGTGACAGCCGGCCGGCGTCGGGTCCGCCGTCCACCAGCTCGAAAGTTTTCTCGGCCACCTTGTTCCCGTAGCACATGCCGTGGCCAAGCAACCAAAGACAATCCTCAAACGAGCCTGGAAGGCCCGACTCGCCTTCCAGGCAAACGCGGTCGAGCATCCGCTCGCAAAATTCCTTGACCTCGGCCGCCAGGTCGTAATCGGGGCTCCCCTGATCGTCAACGGCGGGGTAAAGGTTCAGACCTTCCGCCAGAACCGACCGCAGCCGCACATCGAAGCAGGACCGGGCTTGCGAGTCCATCAAGATCCGGTCGTAAAGGTCGTCGCCGAAATCCCGGGTCACGTCGTCGATGTACGTCGGCAACGCCCGGAAAAACGAGTTGATGAAGACGTTTTGGCCGCCCGAGACGTATTCGGCGGTGAGGTTCACCCGGCGGGGAGGCGTCAGGCGGCCGTGGTCCGTTTCCAGGACCGGCGGCAGCTGGGAGTAGGTCCCGGAGGCGTCGAATACGGCGGAGCTGTCGGGAGCGTTCATCCCCCCAGTAGGGGGGATTACCCCGCCGGTTTTGAAGGGAAGCCTTCCAGGCTGCCGGTTTGGCAGCCCCGAGAGACGGTTTTACTACTATTACTCTCTATAAAGGTTTAGGTACAAGTTCGGCCGCCTGGAGAGCTTGGAAGAGGGCAAATAAAAGCACCGAAGGTCTATCGGGTTTCCGATAGACCTTCGGCTTTCTTGGCCGCTTTCTGCTTGTTGTTTCAATCCGCCCCCGGCCCGAAAGCCGGGGGAAACCCAAACACCCCCTTTCAATTCGCCGAAACCTCGGGAACCGTTGTTTCCGCGGACCGCCTCCGCTCGTCCGCCAGCAACAGGCACATTACCGAACAGTAGCGGTTGCCGTCCACGTCTTCAACCCGCCGCCGGCTCGCGGGAAAAGCGGCGCCACAGGCCGGGCAGACGACGGCGGGAATGACTTCATACACGCGATCGGCCTTGCTTTGCCCTCCGTGTCAATACGGTGTCACAGGTGAACCCCCGGCGGCAGCAGGATGCCGCCGGCCACTTTCAGCTTGTTCCGCTGACTGGCTACGATCTTGTCCGCCAGGGCCTTGAGCGCCGGTGCGAAAGCCTGGTCCGGGAATTCCCGGGAGGCGGCCCACATGCGGAGTACGCCGGTAGCGTCGATGTGCCAGACCGAAACGAGCAACCGGCCGGCCTCACCGCCGGCCACGAGCCGGTCGAGGTACGCCTTGGCCTGTTCGATCTGGGGGTCAACGGAGCCGGTCGGGTGGGTCGGGTTTGACATGGAAAGCTCTCCGGAAGGTTAACGGGGTCTTACCTCGGTTGAAACCCCGTCACGGCAACCGGCAACCCCTGTGCCACCGGCCGGCCGCCAGACCGCCCCGAGGCGGCCACGCACGCCAGGGCGTACGCCACCGCCTCGTCATCCGCTTCCCCCTCGGGCGCCCGCAGGCTCGCACCCTCGACGGCGGCGAGCTGGGCGAACGTCTCCAGCGAGTGCAGGACCGTCTCCCGGTTGCGGAACGTGTCGGCGGTCAAGTCGTACATCAACGCCTTGCTCTTAGCCGTCTGCTGCCACCCTTCGCCGCCGTCTAAGCCCGGCAGCCGCAAGAGCCGGCTGTTGTCGCGGAGCCAGAGCAAGACGGCGTGCCCGTGGTTGTTCCGCTCGACCATGACCGGGGCAAAGTTGTACCACCGTCCCACGGCGTCAAGGTGGGCGGCCATCACGGACGGCTGGAGGCGCCGGGCCATCTTCGCCACCTGCTCACCCGTCCGCCGTTCCAGCACGTGGAAAGCGGAGTCGTGCGAGGTCGGGTTGCCCTCCGCCGGGTCGGCTCCCATCACGTAGCTTCGGCCGGCCACGGGCGGGGCGTACACTTCCAAACCTGGAATGCTCGGGGCACCGGCCGGCAGCTTGTCCGCCGGCAAGGGTGGCAGGGGCACGTAGCACTGCCGCAGCCAATCCGGGGCGATTCGCTTGTCCAGCGTCCGGGGGGCCAGGGCTTCGGCGTCCGTGGCCGGGTATTGCTCGTGCAAATCGTCCAGGGAGCCGGTCCGCGACAGGATGTCGGCTTTCTGCTCTTCGTACCATTCCCGGGTCCGGTCAGGGCGGCAGCCCCAGGGAAGGAACACGGAGAACCACGGGCTATCGCCCGTCAAGCCTCCTCGGTAGATCCGTTTGAAGGGCGAATTGGGCCGGGATTTGTCGGAGCGGGACAGGAGGACCATCCGGCCCCCGCCGTCGATGGTGGGCTTGACCGCCCGCATCAAGCGATCCAGGTCGGGCACCAGATCGGCCTCATCGACCACCGCCAGGCTTGCCGAATAGCTGTCACCGGCCGTGGTCGGGAAGGCCAGGGCCCTGCTGCCGCTGGAAAGCTCCCATTCGTGGTCGTTGGTCGTTACGAACCGCTCGGCCTTGAGGAACGACGGCAATCGGTCGTACATACCCCGCAGGCGGTTGGCCAGGAGGTCGGTCGCTTCGTCGTCACGGCGGGAGAAGAGAAGGACTGTTGCGGCGGGGTGGAAGAGGAGTTGCCAGAGGGCGAAGCCCAGCACGAGCCAGGTAAGGCCGAGCTGCCGGGCTTTGAGGACGGCAACGAGTCGGTGATCGGCCAGGGCACGGAGGGTCGTTTCCTGAGCTTTCCAGAGCTTGAACGGCACCCATTCCCCGGAGGTCGCGTCGTAGACGTGTCCGTAGGTGTTCAGAAAGTGTACGGGGTCGTGCCGGCAGCGGAGTGCTTCAGCCGTTAGGCCCTTCGCCTGCTTCCGGTCCTTGCACTCCAGTACCACCGGCGCTCCCGTTTCGGGCCAAGCCTCTTTGTTCCAGCCGTTTCGCTTCCCGCATGACTTCTTCGAGCACGAAAATGATCGGCGAAGCCTCGCCGTGGTCGTGGGTGTGCTTGTGCTCCTTAACCACGTAGCCGAGAATCCGGGCCAGTTCCTTGAGGGCGGCGATCTTCCCCTTTTCGGTGACCTTGGAAACCTTGGCGAAGCCGACCGAGCTCAGCTCCCTGACCACCCGCCCCCGGCTCACGTCGTTCGCGTCGGCGTCGGCTTTTTGCTTGGCGTGGATTGCTTGGAGGATGTGGGGCTTTTTCAGGAGCGCCGAAGCCTGCCACCGGGCATTGTTCCCCGTGTACCCCGCCGTCAAAGCCGCCTGGGAGGCGTTCCAGGTTTTCAAGTACTCCTCGACAAACTTCCGCTGCTTGTCGGTCAGGCCGTCGCGTTTCATGCCTTCATTGTGTTTCAATCCGCCCCCGGCATTCAAGTCGGGGGAAACTTTCTAGGCCCCCGTCAGCCGGCAGAACGCCACCGCCACGACCGCCCCCAAGGCGTACCAAACGAAATCCTCCAGGCTGTCAACGAACGAATCCTGTTCGACCACGAGGTCAAAGCCGAACTCCTTCGGCACCGCCCAGGCGAGCGTCAGCAGGAAGCCGGCCCACGGTGGCAGCCCCAGCCGGCAGGCGGCCAGTACGACCGTTGACGCGATGGCAAAGTGGCTTGTCTGGGCCAACTGGTTTTCGGTGGGGTCCCACAGCGGTTGCTTGATGCCGTTCATTTCGCCACCGCCAGATCCAGAAGGCCCTTATCCTCTTTCCGCCGCTTCGCCGCACGCCGGGCCTTGGCCTCGTTCGCCAAGGCGACGCGGTGGTAGCTCTCCTTCAGCTCGAAGCCGACCACGTTCCGCACCCCCTCAACCGTGGAAAGCTTCGTCACCGGGGACGGGGCACCCAGACAGACCCAGGCCGTCGAGCCGATGCCCATGAACGGGTCCATCACCAGCACGTCCGGTTGAACGCTTGTGGGGTTCGAGTAGATCCGCACGAGACGACGGATTACCTCGATCTGCAAGCAGCAAACGTGACGTTCCTGTTCGCTCTCCTTATTCGACCGCAGCCTAGCCCCGTCGAGGATATCGATCTCCAAAATGTCGGTCCAAATCCCGTGGGCGTCTCGCACCCATTCGTCCGTGGTACACCAGCCGTTCGGGTTCTTCTTGGCGTGCTTGAGGAACCGGACCGGGTGTTCCACCTCGCCGGGTTTGCCGAAGATCAAGACGTAATCGTTGGGGGCCGGCGCCATCATCGTCCCGCTGCGGGCGTAGCCGGTCTTGAACTGGAGGCAGTGCAGGTTTTGCCGGTTGGCGATGCTGTTGTGGGTCACGACGAACCGTTCAGTTACGTAAAGGTTGTCCGGCGCCTCAACCGAAATGCAGGTGCAAAGGGCGGTATCTACAGGCTCGATAGAGGTTACGGCACGGCGGGGCTTTTTCCTGGTCGGTAGCCATTTGCCCGCTTTCCGGCTGTAACGGAAAGGGTTTACGCCGTGAGGCATCCTTACGCTTACCCGCCACTTCCGGCGGCCGGTCCGCCTTTCCCCGCGGTACACATACGTCCCGCCGACTTCCGACCATAGCCGGGCGACACCGCCGAGCGATTCCACCAGATAAATCAGGTCTTCGGCCAGCCGTTTCGACGTACTGACGAAACGAGCCACCGTGCCGCTGACGCGCCGGACCGTGCCGTCCGTGTCCATCAAACCGCGAACCACTTCCAGCCGGTCGGCCGGCTTCGCCAGCAGATATTCCGCGGGGACGTACTTTTCCCAGGAACGCAAGCCGTGCAGGTTCAAGGCCCGCAAGCTTTCCAGCAGCTCGTTTTTCTTCCGCCTCGGCCCGAGGGCGGCGTAGGTCGCAACTCCGCCGCCCCTTTCAGTGCCGGGTATTTCCTTCCAGCGGTGCCCCGGCGGCAAAGCCGACGACGTGACGATTTCCCGCTCACACGTCAAACACGCCCGACTGCGGGCCGCAATACTACCGTCCCCGAGAAGAGTCCCTAGCGCGTAAGGGTGGATCGGCAATTCTTCAGAAGTCGTTTGAGCCGGCCCTGACATGATCGGAACATAATAACGGGGGAAACCTTTGGGGGTATAAAGACCGTTTCGGCACAAGTCTTCGGTGCGACGGACGGAAAGTTTTCCAGTATCCCCCTTTCCTGCCGTCTCGACCGCCCAAAGGTGTTCGCCGTCGCAGTCGATGGAAGCACCGTCCGAAAAACGCACGCGGTAAAGCTGTCGAGCCCCTTGCGGAAATACACCGGTCACTTCCGTAGGTTTCCCGTCCGACCCGATCACCTTATCGCCAACGGACAACGTTTCGATCGGCACGTAACCTGTTGGGGACAAGACGCCCGTACCGTTCCGAAGCGCTTGCGGATTTTTACAAACAGCGAACTCGCCCACGAAGTTGAAGCCGGCGGCGCCGAACACGTCGATCATCGCCCCGCGGAAATCCCGCCGGCCCATGAAGCCGTGCTGGACCTTATACGCGAGCAGCTGTTGCACGTGGATGCACGCCACGCAGCCGGGGGCCGTCACCCGGAAGAGCTGAGCCGCCACGAACCGCATGTTCAACGCGAACCGGCCGGCCCGCACGTCCACGGTCGAGCCGTTGTTGCCCACGTCTTCGACCTTGCCGGAGTAGGTGAAAAGCTCGTCACTCGAACGGGATGCTGGTCACTGTTAAGTGAACCGACCCGTCCGCGAGCCTCCTTTCCATGCCTGCAATGCAGTCTTCGTTGAAAATCTCGCAACGCGGTTCCACGGTTAAAGCTCCTTCCTTCTTAGGGTCGGGATAGCGGTCCAACGGCCGCCGTTCCCCCTTAACCTTCGATCGGCCTAAACCCGCAACGGTTTCAGGGCCTCCACGTAATTCTGCTCCATCTCGTCAATCGAACTCTCGTGGAGGGCCTGCTTCCGCAGCAAGTTCGCGTACATGTCCTCTTCGAGTTCCTTGACCACCGGGACATGAACCCTCACCCGTTTCGTTTGCCCGTAGCGGTAAGCCCGGCGGACCGCCTGGAACCACTGCTCGTAACTGTCGTTGAACCCTGAGAAGACCATCGAGCCGCAAAACTGGAAATTCATCCCGTACCCGAGCATGGTGGCCCGGCTGACGAGGACCCGACTTTCGCCCCGCCGGAAGCGTTCCAGGATGCGGAGCCGTTCGCCCTCGGCCGTCTTGCCGGTCAGGAGGTCGAACGACGTGAAGCCGGCCGCCCGCAGGCTTTCGGCCAGGATGGTTGATTCGGCGTCAAAGACGGTCCAGACAAGTACCTGCAAGCCGGCGTCGGCTTCCGCCTTCGTGAGGGCCGCCACCAGGGCCGGCTTGCGGGAAGGGATGCGGTCGAACACCCGGGCGCCGGCTTCCTTGTCCCCGGCTTTGCCGCCGGTTCTGCCGCCGAGGATCCGGCCGCCCGCGCCGGCCTTCCCGTTCCGGCCGGGTTCCTTCGCCGGCCGGCGGTAGCGGAACCCCTTGGCGATCTGACTCAGCCTGGAACGCTCGACGGCGTTCGTTTCCCGGCCCATGCCGGGCAAAAGGCCCTGCCCGTCGTCGGCGGCCAGGGTTTCGGCCAGGGCCGCGAGCTGCTCCGGCGTCGGGTCGATCTCGTGGGGGATGATCACCGGCGGGGGGATGTCGGGGTGGTCCAGCCGCCAGCCGTACTTGCGGGGGTCGCGGACGTAAATGCTCCAGGACGACATGAACCGGAAGAACGCCTCCCGCGCGTGCGGCTTGACCGCCCAGCGGTGCGACTTGGGGTCGCGGGCGAAGTAGGTCCAGATGATCTCCCCTTCGTTCCGCATCTTCTCCAGAAAGGAAGCCTGGGAGCAAAACTCAATCGTGTCGTTCGGTGCCGGCGTGGCGGTGCAGGCGAGCTTGTATTCGATCCCCTTACAGCTTTTGATGAGTGCCCACTTCTGTTTGCCCCCGGACCCGCGGAGCCGGCTCGACTCGTCCAGCACGACGCCGCACAGGTGTTTCGCTTCCGAAACGATCTGCCGGTCCAGGCTCTCGGGGTTCCACTTCTCATAGTTCGTGATCGCCAGTCTTACCCCGTCGTCTTCTCCGGTAGCGCCCTTGCCTCCTTCTTTACACCAGCGACGCATTTCCTCCCGCGAAGTGATCCGCCGGATGGGCAGCGAATCCCCGTAGAACCGCCGGCACTCTTCCACCGTCTGCGGGACGACCTCATTCAGGCTGACGATGAGGACCCGGCCGCCGGTCCGGTGGATCACGTGCCGCGACCACTCCAGGAAGATCAAAGTTTTCCCCAACCCGCAACCGCTCCAGCAGGCGAACCGCTTTGCGGCCAAAGCGAGCTTGACGATTTCCGATTGGTCGTCAAAGAGGAAGTCTGAAAGCGGCAGGTCCGGGGCGGCCGGTCGCGGGGCTTCAACGCCTAAAAGCTTGGCGAACCGGGCCGGCGCGGTGACCGTGTAAGATTCGTCTTCCGGGTCGAAGGTGATTTCCGACTCCGGCAGTTTCTTGCACTTCAGGAACAGCCGGTAGTCTTCGACCCGGAACGACGCGAACCGGACCGCCAGCCGGTCGCCGGAGAATGACACCGCGTTGTCAACCGTTGCATCAACCGTTGTTGTGTTCATGCCTTCTCCCCCCCCCTTCCCGCCTCTACCTCCTGGACCTCCTCGGCCCTGAGTCGGTAAGCCCGGAGCAAAACCTTGAGCGCCTGCCGCAACCGCACGGCCGCCGGCGTCTTGTCGGGCAGGGGCCGCAGAAGAACGCGGAACCAACACCCGCCGCCGGAAACGCCCCCGGTCCCGCTTTCCGGCCCGACGTTTTTCGGCGACACGGACACCCGACTACCCTCCCCACGACTTGCCGATTTTGGCTTCCACGACGCACGGCACCGGGTCGAGGATCTCGGCCATGCCGTCCACCATCGCCCGGGTAAGCCACCCCTTTACCTCTTCGGCCGCCCCTTCGGGGCACTCCACGCAGATTTCGTCGTGGACGGCCAGGACGGGGAACGCCCCGGGGCACTCACCCCGCCGCTCCCAGAGCAACGCCAGGGCCAGTTTGAGCCCATCGGCTTCGTCAGCCTGAACCGGACTATTGAGCCGCCAGGTGTCCGGTGCCTGGACCGGAAGCAGCCGCCGCCGGCCGTTGGCCGAACGGGTTTCGGCGGCGTGCCGCCGCTTGGTGTCGGCGCGCCAGCGGGCTAAACCGGGATAGGCGACGAACCATGCGGCCCGGTGTTTTTCCGCCTCTTCGGCCGTCATCTCGACTCCCCACGTGGCCCGGCTGTAGTTCCGCAGGCCCTCGGCACTCGCCCCGAACAGCAGGGCGAAATTCGCCGACTTGGCGATCTGCCGGTCTGCTTTGGAAACCTCTTGCTTGCCGAGCAACGCCTTTGCCGTGGCCGAGTGAACGTCTTCACCGGACCTGAACACCCGGAGCAAGGCCGGGTCGCAAGCCCGCTTCGCGGCAATCCTCATCTGAAGCAGGCTGTAATCCGCCTTGACCAGCACCCGGCCGGCCGGGGCCTTGACGCAACTGCGGTAGCGGTGATCCCGGGGGACCTGTTGCATGTTGGGCCGCTCGCAGCTGGTGCGGCCGGCCGCGCTGCCGATCTGCTTCCACCCGGGGTAGACCCGCTCGCCCTCGACTTCGGCACCGGCCAACCAGCTTGAGCCGTACATCTTCACGAGCTGAGAGGCTTCGCGGTGTTCGCGGATCAGTTTCGCTATCGGGTGGGGAACCGCCGCGAGCTGGGCGTCGTGGGAGGCGTCAACGTTGAAGCCCAGGCCGCGGAGTACCTCGGTAACCTGTTGCGGACTGGCCCAGTTCCACGAGCCGCTAAAGAGCTGTCCGGGTTTGCCGGGGGCCTGGGCGTCGAGCCGCTTTTCGAGGTCCTTGACCCGGGCTTTCGCCTGCCCCGCCAAAGCCCGCCAGGCGTCCGTATCGAGCGGCACACCGGACTGAGCCAACCAGACGAAAGCCGGCAACGCGCGTAGCTCGATTTCCGACACCGGGTAAAGACCGCCCTTTTCCAGCTCCCGCTGGAGAGCTTGAAAAA